CTAGGCAACTCCCGAGTTGGTGCTGATACGGCAAGGGCATCCATGAAATCCCCGTATTGAATTTCCTGATGGATGAGGTCAAGCTCATTGCTGTGGAGACTTAGAAGAACGTCGAAATCCTCATCAAACACACCAGTAAGCATGCTAGCCTCAACTGGGCTAGTAATAGGGCCACCTCTAGCAACTGACTCCATATCGTCAAGGAGCTTGTCAAGTTTGGCTCTAGCAAGTGGAGCGATAATTATGGAATCAGGAATCCTTTGCCCCATTGATGCAGCCAGAATCCAGTATCTCTCCTGATACGAGTCAGCTTGGCTCAACCAGTGAGAGAGCAATGGACCATACGCATTCTTAGGAAAGAGGCGTCGGCGGATTTGGTCAGCCGTTTTACCATCTATCCAGTTCAGAGATTGCTGGACTTCCTTGCGAGTCATGAGTGCTTCGGTCATGGAGCTTACTGCGTTAGGGCCTTGTCTAGAGGAACGATAAAAGCGAAGGAACTTTATAGCGGCATCTTCACCAGCCGTTTGATAAAGATCCGATGCCGCCCGAAAGACAATATCGGCTTCATCTGACGAAGCTAAGAGGTTTGGAGGAATTGGTGAACCGTCTGGGTTATAGAGTCGTGTAGGCTTCACCCGATTGGATATCAGTTTCGCCGTAAGGGCAGGCGTTACATCACCCGAGAATGGGCTTAGAACTGAACGGACGTTGGGGCCTAGGTTCCTGATATCAGCCATAAGAGCTTCACTGCCTGGGACCCCATCAACCAAATCTTCAAGGAAATCCTCAAAGAAAACTGGCAAGCCCTTAGAATCCACTTCAAGGATGATGCTAGGATCACCTGGGCTGACTTGCTGAAGATCGGCAGCGTACTTCAATGCCTGTTCCTTGCTATCAATAAGGAAAGCCGTTCGATTAGTAGGAACAGCATCAGACGCCTGATCCAATAATCCAGCAGGAATCTTTGCCTCATCAATATCCAAACCAGTCCGTAAGAGATTTCTCAAATCGGATTGACGATAGACCGCATAGAAGGTGCCGCCCTCACCAAGACTAAACCCCACAGGAGAGTCAGGGATGGCTTCAGCATTCAATCCGTAACGCTTGACCATTCTAGCCTGAAGCCGATCAAGATTGTATCGAGCCCGGAATTTCCTAACTCCTTTACCAGCAAGAACCTCTGGCTGTAGATACCATCGAGACACGGCATCTATAGAACCAGAAACCAGATTGTACCACCATTGTCCCTTGATGATTTCCTGTTCCTGAGGTGAACGGCTATGGAGCCCCACTAAGCCACTAACTACAGATTGACCAGGAGATTGAAATGCCGATCTAGACCAAGATCGGGCAGCAGCGGTAAATGGATCCTCTGGCGATTGACCAGTCAAGAACCCTAATGTACCCCCTACTGTAGCCCCGGCAGTGGCACCAGCCCGCTGGATGCTAACGGCCCCCGGCTGAACTCCAAATTCCCTCAGTCCTACTGGTGCTTGTCCAAGCTCTCTCTGATATGAGGTATTGTAAAGAAGCTCCCCCTCCCGAATGATGGCACCCAAAGCTTCATCCACAGGAGTCTCGGTTGCGATGATTTCCCCAACCTCATTGAAGCCTAAACCTCTAGAGATACCAGCTACCCCACCAATGGCTTGGGTTAGTCGTCGACCAGCAATTTGCCCGGGATCGAAATTCCCATCAGGTATGGATCTTAGAACATCGACAACGAACCCTAGAGGGGCTGTAAAGAGATCAGCCCCTCCCTTCGCCGCCTCTGTTAGTCTCTCCAACAGCCCCAAACTGCTCTCCTGGAAATAGTGGCACTTGCTGAGGCTGGACACCCAAGTTGGCTCTTAGCCTCTGTGCGAGGATTTTCGATTGAGTGGTTGCGCCGGGCATGGTCGCTAGACGCATGATAACAGGATACGCATACCTGAGTTCCTGAGCAGCTAGGCGGTTTGAAAGATCGAGAGGGGAAGGAATGAGAGCCCCTGCACCTGGCCCTGCGCCCAAATCAACACCTGCCGTGACAGCCTCTTGTGGAGCTCTACTAGGACCCATAAACCCACCAGCTTGAGGTGTAAGAGCCTCCAAGGGAATTGATTCTAGGGCTCTCTTGAAGCCTCCTACTTGACCAAAAGCGATCTGCGGCTCCGCAGGATTGGGAGGAAGGGGGGTACCAGGACTCCCCGGCAGAGCCGACAGATCGCTCCGATTCGGGCCCGGAGCAAACGGAACGGCAGTGGGACGAGGCACTCCATCCGGGACTCTCGGACCCCCACGTCTCTCCCTATCAGTCACCTTAGTGACTCATCTTGGTTGGAGCAGTCGGGAAGGCTGACGCCGTACCTGCCGTGACAGTGGCAGCATCACTCCTGGGGGGAGAAGTGAAATACGACCCTGCTTGCGCTCCATCTCCATTATGAGTATGGGCATCAAAGAGGGTTTTCATGGATGCCACCGTATCTACCAATTCGTTGACAACCTCCCAAAGCTCCTCAAGCATCTGCCGAGGATTAGTGGGAACCGCAGTCCTGGTTATGGCTTGACCTGGCATCTCTATTCCTGTGGCGGAACTTTGCGTGGTGGCTTTGGTGAGTTTGGGGCCATTCTGCTATGGTCAGAGGACCCCTGATTCTTGACGTGATGGACTTTCGCCCCTTCGGGAGGATGCATATCTCCTTCCTCCGTGTATTTGGCCCCGCCTTCCGGGCCTCCTACAGCACCACGCCTGGTACCAGAGCCTTTATCGTATCGGCTACCTGGCTTTGCGGGCATATCGCTTCCCTTTCTTCCGCTTCTTGTGCTTTCCTTTCGGCACTATCTTCTCCTACCCTGCACTAGAGATAATAGCTGAGCTGGCGTTGGGGTGCTAGGAATCTGCGGCGCAGGTGCTTCTGGAGGAACCATCCCGCCCCCTTCAGGACCCATCGGCCCTTCAGGCATTCCAGGAATTGGCATAGGATTCTCTTGAAGCCAAAGCCATGGATCCTTTTTCGATTGCACAGCCTCGTGCCATTGAGAAATATGATTCACGATCTCCGTGGGAGCTCCCCCTGCCATCAGTTCGAGAAGAACCTTCTCAAGTCGATCTAGCAAAACCTTCCTACGAGTCTCGGAGACCGATCTAACCCACGGAAGATGTTCCATGACAGTCTGCTCATCCATGTAGCCTTGAGCAGCAGCCTGCATGAGTTCCACAAAACCCTCTGGTCCCCCAAGACCAAGACCAAAGTCGATGGCAACGTTGTAATGACCAGCAATGTCCTTGGCAGGAGTGTAGCTTTGCTCGAATTGCTCACCCTTCACTCTACCAACCATTTCCTTCTTGATGCCACCGTAGAGGTTCTCATCCATAGCAAGAGCAGCCGACTTGACGAATTCGAGGTCTGGCTTCATTATGTCCCAGTGATCCTGAACCACAGTTGTGACGTCCCGATTGAGTTCCCTTACACTGGGACCAGTGATGATCGAGCCTGGCGCTTCACCCTGCATAGCTTCGGTGTCTCGGTTCATGACCCGGATCAAACGATCAAGAACCTCAAGATCACGCTCCACCTGAGGATTACCAGGAGGGGCAAGGAACTCAGCATTACCATCTTGGCTCATGATCTCGATAACCCGAGATTGATGGTCAATGTCGGACAAACCTCGAATTACGAGCCAAGGCCAAACGATGTTCTCGTTATAGGTGAGCTTCTGGTTCAGGAGTCTCATGTAGGCGAGCATTAAGCCAATGTTCTGCTCGAACATACCTTGCCCACCCAACTGATCTGGAATCTCCATTTCAGTCATGCGGAAAGGAACTAATCCTAATCCATGCTCAACCTGGAGGAATGCCTGTTGCTGGATCAGAACAACCCACCAATCCTTATCCATGTAAATGAGATGGTTATAGGGAGTGGCAAGATTCTTCGGGTCTGCATCCACAAGCTTGAGAAGCCTAGCCATTGTTTCATCATCGGTTCCATACTGATCCAGAAGATAAGTAGACGTGACCGTCTCATTGATGATTACGGAATGGAGAGACTGTGAAGTCATGAGAGGCTTGGACATCATGCCAAAAGCTGTGGAGGTACCCGGACGAGAGCCTGCACCGGGAGCAGGGAGAACGGTTCGAGGATCCCTAACGATGAGGCGGGGGGTCCGTACAGTGGCGTCTGGAACAACGCCGATGGGGGCTAAACCCCCCACAACCAGCCAGAAAGCATAGCGCTTCATGAGCCGGTTCATATCCGACAGAGAATCGTAGTAAGCGAGGATCTTTTCGATAGTGTCTGCTTTAGTCTGAGATAGCCTTCTCACACTAGATGGCATGACCCAGTTCTTTGGAACCTTACCGACCATCCCCTTATAGCGTTCTGTAGCCAACTTGAACCAGTTAGCGATCTTAGGTTCCTCACCTCGTCTGAATTCACCCGGCCACAGTTTTTGGAAGTTGCCATGGTAGGCTTCCAGCAGAAGCTCAATACGATTATGAGCTTCCTGCCAATAGGTCAAGGAAGTCTGTCTTTGGGAGAGAATCTTATCGGTTGAAGGAGCAGGCATTACCCAATCACCAGCAATTTGACTGTCTCATCTTGGATGAAGATTGTAGCAGATTCCGAAAGGGCAAAGCTATCTGTGGTAAACCTATTGGTATCATCCACATCGCTAGTCTCTAGCAAGGTAAATGTGTCTGAGGCAATCTTCTCCTCCGTGACAACCAAACCAAGCTCACTGAGGGTAAATAGGTCATTGACGTCTATGGTCAACTCTGAAGGAACCCCTACATCTGTAAAGGTAAAAAGATCAGAGGCAATTTTCTCAGCCTCGGTCAGAATGGCGGCATCAGTGAAGGAAACAATATCCATGGGCGGTCCGTTGCCATAAATATCGTCGTAGACGTCGGTATAACCAACATTGATAAGGGCTGAGATGGTTGGTGATTCCGAGAGAGCAAAGGAATCACTGGCAGCTATTGGCGTACCGACTGCGCCAGAGTCACTGAGAAGGAAACTGTCTGAGGCAGTTTTTTCTACTGCGCCACCAGTCGCATGCCTAGCAGCAATGGTGATACTGCCCCAAAAATCTGGACCATTAACCGTTTGCTGCCATGTTGGGTTAGTAACGACCCCAGGATTACTGATTGCCTTCGTTGCTACTCCAACAGCGTGATCGTTCCCTACGGTGGTATCGTAAGCCGATCCACTCATACGAGCAGTAAAACCCTGAGCAGTTTGGATGGCCAAACTGTTATCATCGGAAGTAGCCACAAAGGAAATGGCTAGGGCATTATCCGTAACCGTAGTAATCCCGTTTGGAGTAAAGGTCGTACTTGCTCCAGAGCTATCAAGGATAGAAGCAGCATCCTCTGGTGTAGATAAGTCACCATTTCGGGTCGCCATCATCTGAGCAGACCACCCATTGTCTCCACTAGAAGCGCCAGAACAGGTAACGGTGGGACTAGATTCGGATGCCCCAGCAATCTTCCTCAAAACCTCTATTGAAAGATCAGCCCCAGCTACATCAACATAGACATTTCCCAGTGAGTTGTAACCAGGAGAGGAGAAAGTTCTAGAACCACCAAACCTAGCAACACAGAAAACATAAAGGGTATCGTTTTGCTGAATACCTGATGGAAGTGGTGGATTAAGAAGGTTAAGGACATTTAATCCTGTAACCTGAGCTCCAACACCCAAAAAATCAGGCATTCTAAACCTCTACAATAGCTAGGATGTCTCTAGACTCGATCACATGGGTCCGTCTGTCTAAATGACCCACCATCCTGGCAGTATGCCAGTAATCATAGACTACCAAGTCACCAATGGAAATTGGCTCTAGAACCTTGCTACCTATGGAGAGAACTCTACCAAGCCTCGTCTTCCACTCACTTAGCCTTAAGTCCACAACGAGTAAGCCAGAGTCTCGGACATTTTCTGGTTGATCTTCTTCTAGGATGAGGACTCTCTCTCCCAAGGCCCTCATGACTAGAACGCATTGACGAAGTTTGGAGCTCCCCCTTGAACAGCGTCCAATATGGGGTAGTGATTATTGATGAAAAGGTTGTTATTGGTCGTATCCCTTACGATTCCGGGTGGGACCGTAACAAAGCTTTGGGCACCATTACTTCGATACTCGATTCTGCCTGATTGAGCAGCACCAGAAACTACCAAAGCATTTCGGGTTGCATCCAACTCCAAGAAAACCCCAGCACCCCGTTCGCCATGATTGAAGGCGAAGTAGAGTGGTCGACCTCCCTTAATTCTGTAAAGCGGACCACTGACAACCTGTTCCACCTTATTATGCATCACGAAGAATCCATGACCCCTAGAAGTTTGCCCAGTAACGTTTGAGCCCAAAAGGAGCTCTATATATGGACCGGTCATTACGTCTTGACCAGCATCCGCAGCGCTTCCACCATCGTTACGCCAGATTCGCCAAGAGTTAGATGACTCATTAGCTAAATCGACGGTAAGGAGTTTCATATTTCTGGTCTGGTTTTCATCGAAGAAACACCAAGACAAATCAGTATCCGTTATACCACGGAGGAGGCGCTTGTTTATGTGGGCAGTTGGATTATTTGTCGGGTCAAACCCTCGACAATCGACCATTTTACCCCAATTGACATTGTTCCATCGAACACACTCAGCAGAAGCAGAAAGCCCACGGGGATCAAAGTCAAGGTGAAGCCAACGAGCACCATAGGTACTACCACCCGCACCAGAAGCGCCAAGATCCATGTACCTAGCAAAAGAACCGGAAGCTGCACCAATGACGGCACGTTCGTTTCCAGATTGCCAACGAGCGCTTGGGCCTTCAGGACCCTCAAAGGACAGACGTTTCTGCCCAAATACCACCGGCCAAGAATCGAGATCGTGACGCTGAGGTGCAAACTTGATGATTGCTCCTGTGGAAGGGGCGGCAGCGTTGGCTCCAGCAATGGTCCGTTTAGCATTTAGCCAAGAAAGACCACTGTTGCCGTTGCCTACACCACTAGGAACATCTGATCTGAGGTAAAGTTCAGTGGAGAATTCGTACTGGCTACCCCCTCCACCGACAAGGTCTGGTGACCAGTCTGCTACAACTCCATCAAACTTAACAACGTCCCCAAGAAGGGCCCCCAAAATCTCCAAATCAGTGATGGGGTGTGTATGAGGGCCTCCACCACCCCCCATATCAGTACCCACATAAAGACCAGAAGTTGGATCTTTGGCCCAAACCTGATTATCGGTTGGTGGATCAGCATGGTCGAAGTCGAGATAGAACTCCGCCATAGCCTTGACCCATTGATGAACAACGCCGGTATGGAGTAGCTCACCGGTCTGGAAATCAACTACCACATCTGGTAGCTGATTATGGTCAGGCAGAGGCATCTCTACCCCTTATTAAGCAAGCGTCAGAGTGACTACAAAGGCCCAAACGGAAGCAGAAGTCTTGGTGCCCAACGACTCCACTTTCCTGTTCAGCATTCGCCCACCAGAGGAACCATTAAAAACGCCCCACTCTTGCCAAGCAAAGTTAGCGTCACCAGTCCCGAATGTGGACTTGAACACAATGTCGTTGTTGGCGTCGGTTACACCATCAGTATGCTGAGGATATGTAGCATCCATCGCCTTCCTCAGCTTGTTGACGGCAGCCTGAAGATCGGTCTGCGTCGCAACGGCGGCGGTTGTACTGTCACCAACACCAATGTAGGCATTGGCGTTGTTGAAGAAGGTCAAAGTCTGACCAGCAGTTCCCGTCCCATTACCAATAAGACACTGCCAGAGGTTAGATGCCCCGCCGAACATGAGAAGGTTCTCTAAGCGATCTAGAACCTCATAAGCAGAAACCCCTGCGGCGAGAATCTCATCCACAGAGGCGCTTTCAGGGTCTAGACCTTGTCTCAGAATGTCAGCAGCGTGGAACTTCTGAATCGACCACTTTGCTCGCCATTTCAGCGAGTCTTTCGTTATGGTTTGCACTCCCACCTCCGCTTTCTCAGTGAGGGTCGTCTGTTCTGAGGAACCCATGGTTGAACTCTATCAGATCCTTGCAAACCATATCAACCTCCATCGACCCCCACAACGATCATCAAATCCTTGAACCCAGCAACGGATGGGATATCAGTGACTTGCGAAGCCTCAGACAGGGTAGCACTATCAGAGCTAGACAAATCAGAATCAAAGTCACTTACCTCAGTAAGGCTAAAACTGTCGCTGGCTACCTTCTCAAGAACCTCTGTAATCTGAGAAGTCTCCGTCAGGGTAGCGGAATCATTACCAAAGACATCCATTATCTCATCAACGTCAGATACCTCGCTAAGCGTAAAGGTGTCAAAGACCTCTCTATCTGCATCAATGGAGCCAATCTCTGAAGAAAGTGTAAAGGTATCGGAGGGACTAGACGATGCTTCTATAGATATAGCCTCGGTTAACGACGGTGAATCAGAAACCGATACATCAACATCAAAACTGGTTAAGGTATCCGTAAAGCTATAGGAATCTACAGAGCTTAAGCCTATCTCCGTAGGAACATCAGTCAAGGCTGCTGAATCGGAAACATTCGTCTCGGCAGTAGAAGTTGAGACCTCTGTAAGGGAAGCGGAATCGGCGACACTAAGCCCGATTTCATTCACAGCTTCCGACAGAGCAAAAGAGTCAGAAGCTGCTTTTTGTTCAGGCGCAGCACCTAACTTCATGCCCCAGACCAGCAACCCCCGGTCGTTGACCGAGCGATTACCCCCAGCGGTGTGGCGTAGCATCAAGTCGATGTCGAGGGTGCCGGACAGGCTGGCGTAGGCGACCCAGGCCACATCAACCTCGTCGGTGGCGTCGTAGGACCAGTCGGCACCGAAACCAGTTCCCCCATCGGTGTCGGGCTCAATGTCGGCTCCCCCCGACCGACCCCAGAGGTAGGTGGGGATGTCCACAGTGTCGATGTTGATGACCCCGGTACCGATGATGAGGCAGTTCTGAGCCTCGGAGAGCGTGTTGGTGACGGTGGCGATCTGGGTGTCGGTGGCGGTGGAGACGAGTCCATCGGCGGGGCCGTTGAAGTAGAGGTCGGGGAAGGTGGAAGCCTTGAAGACGAGGAGCCGGGTGTATTCGTGCTCGTGGGCGCTGGCCGAGTCGTTGTAGCACCGGATCTCGACAGTTCGGCTAGCGCCGGAAGTCAGGCTGAACCTACGAATGAACAGAAAGGGGAGAAGCTCGGCGCTGTTCTCGGGTTCCCGACTGGCGACATCGACCACTACCCCATCCACCATCAGCTCCACCACCGCGTTGGAGTTGGCCGTCGTAGCGTCTATCGCCGCCCAGGCCACAGCAACGTAATCCTGAGTCGAGGGGGGAGTGATGGCGACCGAGGCGAATGAGACAGGGGTGGTGGTCAGGCCAGTGGCAGAGATAACTTCATCCCAGAACCAGTCGGTGTCCTCGGTCCCAAAGTCCGCCGCCTTGATAACGAACAGCTCCGCCTTCTCGCAATCCTGAGTGGGAGCAGTTCCACCACCAGGACTGATCTGGTATTCGATGTCCAGGAGGGTGCCGCCCAAGTTGAGACGCTTGAAGTGCTTGTGGTTGCGGTGGCGAGCGTTAACGGCGCCGTGGCGCAGGATGGGTCCGGGGAGCTGCTCACTCGCTCCGTAGAACAGCGCCGTGCGGCTGTTAGCCGCCGACTCGTTGATGTCGTTGTTGCTCCAGGCGAGGATGAAAACCTCATCATTGACAGCAAACACCGCGGCAGAGAGCTGGGCGGCGGTGACCTCGGCAACAACATCGGAGGGGAAGGTGCTGTCCGTGGACTGAATCTGAGTGGTCCGACTGTTATTGGCATGAATGGCCTCAGTCATGGCCATTGCCCATCACTGTAGGTTACGGAATCAAGACGTAGGTCAGATGCCCGCCAACTGCGACGCTACCTGAAAGGTTCAGGACCAGATTAGCCCCTGGGGCAGTCTCAAAGAGACCTACCTCGCAAGTGGGTGCCATACCAGCATCCGCTCCCCTAGGCATTGATCCAGAGATCGCTACTGATCCAGATTTCCAAATAACTGTTACCGCTGCTGCGGCTACCAAGGTATAATGAAGTACCCGAATCTTGCGCCCAGGAACCGCAGCTAAGACCTCCTGATCCCCAATGGTGTTCTCACTGATAACCGCAAAGCGAGCGGGAAACATGCCCTGAACACTTGGAACTGGAGCTGTCATATCACCTCTTTCATACTGACTCTATCACGACCGCCGCTCCTGATCGAGTACCCTCGCTCGTCTTGCCTCAACATGACTAAGCCTTTCCTTTTCAGGCTCATTGAGACCTCTGCGACGACGCATCTCTGGAGGCATTGAATCCTCAAATGGATGTTTGGTCTGAGAAGCGGCCTTACCAAGACTCAAGCTCCTCGGTAACTTATACCGATTGAACTGCAAGAACCAATGACCAGAAACCATATCATCAGTTACAGCATCCGGCCACTCGACAAGCTCCTTCTTGAACTCATTTACCTTCACTCGGGTCTTGAGATCGGTCTGTCGATATGGCAAATCAACGAGGCCAAGGCGATATCGAGGGCCCAGAGTCTGGATTCCAAGCTCCAAATCGCTCTTATTTACTCCAGTCTCATGACCAATAGCCGTAACTTTCATCTCCCTCATCCACTCATGAACCCACTTATACTGGAAAAGGTATCTTTGGGCGGCATTCTGCTCCACAATCCAGACCCCTATTGGCAAGCCCATCTCCATAGAGCGCACCTGCCAATCATGCATGATACCCCTGTGAGTCCGCTCCCGGCTATTCCAGTCCAAAAAGGCACCTGAAGTCAATCTGGCTCGCAGAATGTCCATCAGATAATCCTTATCATCGTCAGAGTCCCAAATCCACCACTGAATCGACCACCAGTTGACGGCAGAGGGATCTACTGTTGCCACAGAGAAGAGATTTGGTCTCCTATCATCTAGTGTTGCTGGAAACTGAAGGAGGGATCTTTCGTAGTTATAGCAGCCAGGATAGATGAAGCCGTCTTTATCTCGCCCCCCCGTCAGCCAAATCTCCTGAACGAGGTTCTCCTCTGTGGCCTCATCTTCCTGCTGATAGGTAAGTTTGAACTTCTTGGGATTCGACGCCTCGACCTTGAGCAAATGACGATACGAGAATCTCTGAGCATCCAGCACACAAGCGAGGTGATCGTCGTTCTTTAGAGATTGAGGTGCTGTGCAGCGTTCCTGATCGTGAGCTGGAAACTTGATATACCTATAGACAGGCTTGACTTTCTCGCTAGGAAGACCCGGTACGATGATCTCCCCATACTTTTCACCGTACCTATCAACAAGTTCCCTCTCAAGGTCGTCTCGTATCTCTGCAATCTGCTCATCTGACAGCCCAGAGTGAACTTCGTCCAACACACGTTCCTCAAGGGCATCATCGGTCACATAGGTCAAATCTCTACAGTGTCGATACAAGTCATATTTGCCGAATCTCGTACCAATCAAAGCAACCACGCCGCCCGGCTCGCATCGGGACTCACCTTCAGCGAACCACCATTCCTCAAGACTGTCCCGCTGGTCGGGGGTGCGACTGTTATATCTGTCGCAGAGGTCATCCCACAGGTTTAGATCGTATCTACCACCTAGAAAGCCCATCTCCTGTGAGAGAGCGGTGACCGTCGGTTCCTTCTCACCAGCCAAGAAAGCCCCTTCAAGGCTCTCAATGACCTGGTGAATGGGATCGCCAGCATCTTCGAGGCGCTTTTTAACCGCACGATCAGTATGATCGAAGCCAGCCAAAGCAAGACGGTACTCAATTGACGCCTCATGACCAACCACCCCATCAACCAAGAACTGATCCCGACGCCACAACTCAGTCTCAAGTGGCTTGAATCGTCCAAACTCAAGATTGAGCAGGAGGTTGCGTTCAAAGGTGGTACGGAGGCGTCTAACATATCTCTCTGACTGAGGTCCAGTGCGGCTGCCCAGAGCGCATCGTACCTCTCTGCTCCTAGCAACGACCCAGGCCGGGAAGTCATGAGTGACTGTGGTCGTTTTACCCCCGCCGGGCGGCGTGTTGAGAATTCCCTTAACGATCTCATTGGTTTCTCTCCCGTACTCGACCCACGACATAATGATGTAGGCCATCTTGATCTGCCAGGGAATGTGGCGTCTATTGAAGTACCTCTGGCGAAAGTAACCAAAGTCACGATACGCCTTCTTGGCAAACTTGTTGAGGTTAGCGTACTTCAGAATGGGATCGGGCGGCTCCAGATCGTCGTCGGATGACATTTTCCGAGCAACGACGAGGCTGGAAAGAGACTCATTGCTTTTGGCTGATCTAGGAGAAGTAGACAGACTATACTTAGCAGAAGCCAACCTCATGTGCTTGCGGACCGAGGAGCGAGACATACTGAGATCCTCTCCCACACGGAAGGGATTACGACCACGTTTGACCTCAGCATAAAACCAGTCCAAGTGTTCCTGAGTCAAATGCTCCCCAGACTTCCGCTCCGGTATAAAGCCTTCCTTATACGTATTGCGGGCACTCGATCTCTGACCGGCCATGACTAAAGACTATCGCTTCCAAGCGCCTTTCAGTCAACCAACAAGAATCCTAAAGAGAGAGCCAGACGAGAATGACTTTGAAACCGTAATCGGATCGTCTAATATGAGACTAATGAAGTCTTTAGGCACGATCAAGGGGAGTCGGGTTGCCCCAGGAGAAAGTCAAGCCAAAGATTACGGCATAGGACAGGTTTGTCTGAAAAAAGGCTGCGAGACGATACTCAGCCGTTACAATCCCCTCGAATTCTGTGCCATTCATACCCCTGAGCCCGAAGAATCAGATCCTCGAATCAAGAAAATCATCGAAGGTGAGATCAGAAGTTTCCGATGGAAAAGTAGAGGTTGGAGGGGAAAGGAGTAACCATGCCATTCGGGCCGTATAAGGACTTCGCCGATTGCGTGTCCAAGAATCGAGACAAGGACGATCCAAAGGCTTACTGTGCCGAAGTGGAGAGGCGAATCAGGGCCGCACAAAAGAAGAAGCGGCACAGCAAGTCCTGAGAGGAGACGCCGATGAGTGATGGTCGTCCATTGGCTAATAGTGCCTTGGCGCATCCTGGTCAATCCTGAGGGGGAGTGGGGAGTGGTGATGGAGAACGGCTACTTACGAAAGGGCCGAGACCAGCCGTTTCTGATGGACGGAGACAACACTTGGTGGGAGCACGGGCCGTATGAAATATGCCAGCACGGCTATGACGTGTGTTCCTGTTCTCTGTGCCAGGCCATTTGTCCCTACCTGGTGGAGCAATACATAAAACACTGCTCCGAGGACGAGGGCTTGGTGCATCGGCGCATCCTGGTCAACCCTGGGGAGGGATGATGCCTGACTGTCGATGTATCTGGTCCAATCCGAATGTTCCCCATGTCCATGTCGCACCCTGGGGTGCTGACACCAACGCAGGTACGTGGGAGTGGCCATTCAAGACTATCCAATACGCCATCAGATTCCTCCCTAAGGAGAAACAAAGATGACCTTTCTTATAGTCCTAACCGTAGTAGTGACAATAGTTGCAGCAGCCCTCGCCCTGATGGTGTGGGCCGTTTGGGATGAGGATGAGGGGGAGGAAGATTGAAGCCTGGTCGAAAAGCCAAAAAGAAACTCCGACGGAGACAAGAGCAATGGGACCAAGCGAAGGTGACGGCGAAATCAATCTCCACAGCAACCTGGAACAGCTTCCAAAAGAGGCCGGGATCGAGAGGGAAATGAAGTTCTGCGGGGGGTAGTGGCTGGGCAAGTCCGACCTAGCCTGTCCTAAGGACAGAGGGATCCAATCGTTGCTGACGATATAGGAGAACCGAAGCTGCCAGCAGGATAGGACGTGAGTCGAGTTGGGTTCGAATCCCAACCCCCGCTCTATGAAAATGAAACCTCGCTCTTTTCTGAAGAAAGAACCAGTGGAGCCGGTCTGCCAAATCCCTAAATGCAGGCATACCAGGCTTCAACATGGGGGAGGGAACGCCCGAAGATGCAAGGTCCAAGACTGCACCTGCATGTACTATTGGGGCCCAAGAGTCCCCATGTTCGTGATCGTGAAAAGAGATGAGGATGAGTTCGGTAGCTCCTGATGGCACAGTCTACAACCCTCACCCGTAATCAGTGGCAAGCCTACCGCTGTGCTATAGGTTTAAGAATAACCCTCTGGCATCTATCACCTTATCTACTCGTACCCGCACACGAAGCTGGTCAGGCCCTTTTCGCAGCCATTCATGGAGCAGGCTATCCCGTCCCGGAAATCATTGGCAGCCACAGAAACTGCCCCCTCGGCATCGGCGGGAAAGTCTGCCAGCCAAATGGTGTAGATTGCTCCCTCCACAATTACTCCTTAGCTTTGGATCTAGACTATTTCGGCTACGGCAATCCTCACCTCCACAGGAGAATGACCCCGAGTGACCCGGCGTTTCGGACCTCGAAGATCAAGGAGCATCACGTCAGGGCTGTGGAGGCAATTAGGACCAATAACGGTAAACAGGTCTGGAAATGGCTAGGCTGGTCGATAGGCGACACGATGCATTTCGAGATAACCTGTTCCCCCGCCGACTTAGCCACAGGGATTAATTGGTTTACAGTGAACAATGGCGTGGTACCGGAGCCAGCGCCACCCTATCAGGAGTATCAGGAGGAAGATATGGAGCAAATGGTCAAGGATATTCAGGAGCTTCTCAACCTGAACGGTTATACCGATATGGAAGGGAAGATGCTTCTCGCAGACGGGATATGGGGAGCCAGGACCAGGGCAGCTTACGGCAAGATGGTCGCCGACAGGGGAAAAGCGGGCCCACCAGGACCCTCGCCTAAGTCTGCCATCTTCGGCTACTGAAAATGGATGGATGGACTGGGCCTGGGGAGGGTAACGAGGCCTTTGAAAGGCGCCACTTTAAAGGCCCCCGGTCAAAGTTTCGGAATTTCATCGGCGGCCCTCACATTTCCGGTGTTGTCTCGGCGGCCGTGCCGTTACGGCACCGCGCCGCTCAGGGGTATCGTAACGGCGCGGCGCTGGCGTGGCTTCGCCTCACATAGAGTGAGGACGCTCACTCTGAGTGAGATGGTCGAGAGTGCGAAAATCGACACTAAGTCGCGAAATCTTTTCGTACTCTCGTGAGTTCTGAGAGTGCGAAATTTTTTCTTAGAGTGCGAAAACAAAAGACTTGACTTTTTCATTCATTCATGATTGAATGTCTGTATGCACGCAAACGAACGCCCCCGAGCGTCACGTCGTTTAGCTGCACAGAGGGGAGTTGAAATCATGAGTGCAGAGCGAACGAGTAAGCAAGCCCTTGCTGTCTACAGCAAGCGCCTTGCCAGCGCCTTTGCCGACGCCGAAGTGATCGCAGCGAGCCAGCTTGCCGAGATCGTCGAGCGTGATGCAAAGACCGTCCGAGCGTACATGCGCCGCGTAGCGTTGCGAGACCAGTCGAGCGAGAAGCACAATCGCTGGGGAGTCACGCAATCGCAAGCGACGACTGTTGCCGAACACTTTGCAGAAGCAAAGCGCACCGTGACAGCTAGCTAGCTGCCCCGATGAAGCAAGCGAGCGCCCACGCAAAAGTGAGCGCTCGCTTTGCTTTGGGCTCGATAGCGAGGGGCGGCGGCACGGCGGAGGCGCGGCGGTTCTTCTGGTGGCGGCACGGCGGCGGACCAACGGCTGGAGCCGCGTGCAGGCCATCCAGAGGCCAAATCCTACAGAAATGGCGCCTCGGCCACTCTGTGGCCCACCTACGGCCCACCAACGGCCTGAGTCGCCTCCGCAGGGCCTTAAACGGCGACAAAACAGCACGTCAGGGGCAGTAAGGTTTGCCGTCGGAAGGCCAACCTTTTATGGCTTAAATGGAGGAACTCTCCATCTATTGACTCCTCGAACAGGAAGTGCAATGATTCAATCATGCAAGCAAGCAATGAGCAACCCGACAATCTAAAGCGTCGTCGGCTCACCATTGATGAGATCACAAAGCTAGCGGTCTCGTCAAGAGACTTCTATCTCGGCCCATCATCTAAACCGAGTAGAAAGCAGAACCTCAGACTCTCGAACAAATCCCACAAACTCTCAAAACAATGGCGAACCTCAAGAACTGAAGGGCTCGCCATTCTCTATGTCACACAATCCTACGAGTATTGAGAGAGGAGGTGAACCAATGAGATTCAAGAGCGACCTACTAGATGAAGTTACCAAGCTCATCGACGGAACGACCTTTGAGATTAGCGAAGATCCACAAGATCGAGCAATCCAACTAACGAACCTGATCTTGACAGCCGATGCAGTTCAGAAAATGGGGTGGCATACCCACACATCTGACTGGGATTGGTCAGCCGAGATCACACTTCGTGACGGAGGTATCTTCGGGGAGAATCAAGACGTGTACGGAGACACATTCATGCTTGTCGGTCTCGACATAGCAGATGGCCAGCCGGCGGCCTGCATAGACTTCTCCAATCTAGAAGCGTTAACCGTGCTGAAAAAGGAGCACGAAAACGACGAAGTAGTAGAGGCCGTAGACATTCCCGTCGAGAACATCAAGTCCATCAAGCTCTACTACGAGTAAAGAGGAACCTACAAAGTAAATGTAAAAAGGAGGTGAACCCATGTACCAAGTAAAGTCAACGCCAACCGAAGAAATCAGTGTGAAGTCCGCCGATGGCCTCACCTTGAATTGGCCCGCTAACACAATGTTCGAGACGGATCCCTACAGCGCATTCGTGAAAGGTTTTGAGAACGCTTATCACGGAGCCAGAGCATACGCTGAGAACATGAACAGTGTGGAATACAACACCATCATGCAGCTAGCGGAGCTTCTAATCACTCTCGATCCTGCAACTGACGATATGTTGGACACCTCAAGCATGTGAAGGGGAAAGAGTGATGTGGGACTTCATCATTATGGCTCTGATCTTCGCAGCATGGGCCTATCGAATCGCAACAAGGAAGTGAAGGCTAGTGCAAGGAATCTACATCAACGGCCGACGGCCCAAATCAAAAGAGGAAGTTCGCAGACACATCAACGGCTTCTATGACGAAGAAACCAATCCAGTAGAGCGCATGCTGAACAGCGGAAGATCCACACTTGATATGGTTCACATCGAAGCCACTTCATTCTTCGGCAACGAGTATGACGGTGCTCTTTCTCAAATGCCCCAAAGTAACACCGTTTACTTCGTTGGGCCAGACCCACACACAAAACGGAACTTCTACGGGGCAATCAAGTGGGATTCAAAGAAGAACAGATGGATCGTGCAGTAAGGAGGCTAAATGTCAAGACGAAGGAAGACTGAAAATCTCTCAGTCCCCATCAGCACTCGAATTCCACTCAAGCTACGGATACGAGTGGATTTGTCGTTAGACAAAACAGGTGAGAGCTTGACGGCATTCATCACAAGGGCCATGGAGGCCCAACTAGAAAGGGACAACAACAGCTTTAGCCACGCAAAGGAGGTGAAAGATGGCTGACATAGTGAGCGTATATTTCGGGCACGTCCGTTCAACCAAGAACAAGGAGCGTTACGACGAGTTCCAGAACTCTAAGTCTGGAGACTACCAGGCAGTTGGTGCCTTCTACGTAGATAAGCAGGTGTTCGGCGAAGGCAATCCACCAAAGAGGTTGGTCGTGACGATCACTGTCGAGAAAGAGTAGTGAAGTCCGAGAGGTTACCTTGGTGATTTCTTGGCAATCAGGTAACCTCTCATGACTCTCTCACAATCAACAGTATTCCACTAGCTCACAATCGAAGGAAATGTCCATGATCCCGACCAACTACCTTCAAGAGAAAACCGATATCCTTCAGAAGGAAATCAGGCATCTAGACCGCGACGGATGGGATTACCAGTACTGCCTCCACGCTATCGTAGATATGGCTGAGAGAATCCAAAAGGAAGCTGAGAAATGGCTAAGCAAGCTAGAGGGGCATGAGGCAATTCAGAAGGAAATCGAAGTTGAAGGTCCAGACGAGCCTTATCAAAGGGAACAGGAAAGCGTAAGACTTGGGGCCATCATTACGAATGAGGGTGTATTCACAGGCAAACTGAACCCTGACGATTCCATCACAATCTACGGGCCATACGAACCAGAGGAACCTTTCCTAAGAGCGCCGGAGGAGGATGAGCTTCGACTTTCCTGTGGCTGCTACGAATATCACACAGCCGATTGTCCCCTTCTAAATCCCGCCTATGAAGATCCTTACGACTCCCCCTACTATGAGGACCGCCCCGATTATGAGGAGGACTAATGAGAGCCAACTACAAAATCCCTAAAGATATCCGTTGCCCAACATGTCTCGGCTGGGCTGAGGTTCTCAAGCCTGGCCGTTCAGATCCAGCCTGGAACCATGGCCTCCCGCTAGGTCACGAGGACTATGAGAAGTGTCCCACATGCAATGGGACAGGAAGGAAGGAAAATGAGACTCTACAGAATCCTCAACACAGATGAGGTTGAGGAATTCATCCAATGGACCGAGGCGAATTGGTCCCCACAGAAACTCAACCCCGAACCTACTTGGCACCCTATCGTCCAGACCCATTGGCACGCCCTGTCGGCGAGTCACTGGGCCCAAGTCTACCACAAAGCCGTCGAGGAGGAAGCTGAGTTTAGCCGTAGATTTCCAAGCCGCCCCTCTACCCAGCCCCCTTGGGAGCAGGTCCTTAGGAATAAGTTCGGCAGTCCACGTCCCTTAGCCCCACAGGAGGAGATATGACAGAAGAAAGAAAGATCCTTGTTGGTCGACTCTACAGCCGCATTGATCCGTCATGGACGGAGTGGAAGGCGGCCTCTTTTGATGAAGCCATAGGGAAGATGCAGTCCCGCCGTAGCGACGATGCCCCCAAAATCCCACCCGATGAGATCCTTGAGGTAATCGTCGTAAGGAGAGCAGTTATAAGATCCACCATCCAAATCGAAGTTAAGGAAGAAACCGAGCCTGAAGTTAAGGATGGAAAAATGGGTTGGGGGGATGGAACTTCCTAAGGAACTCTTTAAGGAAAACTCAGGGGACTCAAGACGGGCTCTGGTCCTAGACCCAGGCGGGAGAGTCGCCGGGCATCGAGCCGCGAAGCGTAGCGAGATGACCGGTGACGGGGGTAGACCCACCCCCCGTAGGGGGGGGGTCACCCCGCCGGTCGAAGGACCAGACCCAGGCCCCCTGCACTTCCTCAGGAAAAAAATAAGAATGTAAGGAAAACGATCCAAGCCTTCGACCGGTACCTAAAAAATGCTTAGAAACACGAAAAATAAGGAAAACACATGAGGGAACCTAACAATGAGGAAGTTATAGAGATTATCGACTTCCTTAAAGAAATGAGTGATGCTGCGGATGACGTGGTAAAGGCACTACTCGAAGATCCAGAGGGCTTGGTAAGTAATCCTCAGGTCTTGATGGCAACCTTGAGATATCTTTCCATCAAGAATCAGGGGGCTGCCCTCACTAGGAAACTGGGCTCGAAAGAAGAAAAGGGGGAAAATGGTGACTAGAGCCGTACTTATGGTTTTCCTGCTGATATTCCTAGCCGCTGCTTGGGCGATGGTTCTCACGAGAAATCTGTTAGAAAGGCAAAGGGAACTTCTCTCGATCTTCAAGCATTTCTCGGATAGGGCCATCTGTGCTGACTGTGGGCTGACTTGGCTTTCCCATCTTCGGATCATCGCTACCGTACCTCATGACTTCGATGAGGCTCTGCTGATCCCCCTCAGCTTCATTCCGGCCTGGCTTAGGATCTATCTCAGATCACCGGTCCGTCCGGCATCTCCACCGGCGTCTCGAATTCCCTACGACCAGCAGTACGCTCGCCCTTTGGAGGGCGTCACCACTATGCCGGCAGAATCTGTGGACAGCGGACTTTACGGGCCGAATGTGAAGATCGTCACACATCAGCCATTTGTCCCTGTGGAACAAGAGCAGGGGGAAGAGAGGGAGGAGTAGAATGATTCTCGATTCCATATGGAGAGCGCCGAGGCGGAAGGAGTACGAGGCTAGGCATCGAGCGTCGGATTACATAGGCAACCATGGGGAGGGTTATTGGTTCGAGACTATCGAGTTCAATCCCATCAACGAGGGATACGTGAGAAAGTGTACCCATTACCTATCTAGGAAGCCGATCAAGGTGAAGGTTCACTACGTTGACCTCATTCTTCCCCCAGGTTCCTACGTCACCGTTCCCGTAGAGATGCCGGAACTCCTGCTAGCCGAAGACTTGATCTCTAGAAAGGAGCATCGGTCATACATCCCGTTCCCATGCGAGCCCAAGTGGAAGTATCCAATAGAAAGGAAGATAGACCGTGAATAGTCACTATGAAAAAGAGGGCCTCTACGCAAAGTACCGTGTCTTTTACGAACCAGTCAATGTCGATGAGCATCCAGTCCCAATAGTAGATGGTCCCGTCTACCGTGATCTGGGAGGGGACGATGAGGATATGGATGAGGTTCAGTCGTTCGTGTTCGTTCTTAAGCCTGACACCGATCACCATGCCTTAGTTGCTCTAGCGGCCTACGCTGCTTCGGTCAAGTACGATGATCCTGAGCTATCGAGGGACCTCATGCAGATCATTGAGGAGCTCTTGACACCTGGCAGGGTTCTGTTCATCCCCGAGAAAGGTCGGACCATCATCATTCAGAACAACGTTGTAGAGGAACCAACATGAGAGTCATTTGGAAATGGTCCCTTGCTCAGTATTGGAGTCATGAGATGCCGAGAGGCGCTCAGATCATCAAGGTAGCCATGCAGATGGGAGCCCCGACGATTTGGGCCATAGTAGACCCGAATGCAGATAGGGAACTTAGGAACTTCTTCGTAGTAGGTACTGGTTTAGAATTACCAGCACCTGGCGGAACACTGTTGACTAAGGACTACTATGTTGGTACGGTTTTTGATGAGTCATATGTTTGGCACATTTTTGAGATGCCGCGATGATGGAACAGGAACCTGAGTCGGAGCTCTTGTATCTCTCAATGGGCCCGGATGGCTCCTTGATCTCTCATGAGCATCTGAACGGAGGCTTTAATGTACGGGCTCAGCCTCTAGGTCACCTAGCTCTCTACCCCATGTGGAGTGCTGAGGATGAGCGAGTTCTCATTTTGGAGATTGGATTAGTCGGCATGCCCGGCCATTTTGCCTTCTCCATAGAGAAGTACGATTCTGCCGTGGAGCTTTTCCGTATGTTCCTCTCGACCGCAGATTCCGAGGGGTCACTTGGGAGCGACCAGCATGACGAGCAAGAGGGAGGTTAGCTACAAGGCGCACGGTACCTGGGTGCGTCATAAGAGGTTCGGATGGGTGGGGCGTATTTCTTATGCGCTCAAGGGGAAGCGCAACATCGAGGTCTGGGTCGTGTGGGATCCAGGAGGGGCGACCAAGACCATCTCAGCGGGGGGTTATCCAAGCAGCCAGCTTGTGAAACTGAATCGCCCCCCTCAACCATGGATCAAGAAAGGAGCCATCAAGCGAACCATCAAGCGAACCATCGAACAGCCACAGGCGAATGATTTGACGCTCGCCCGAGGAACGTCTAATATACGACTGTCAGCCCGAACGAGTGAAAGGAGCGCAATGTCGGCTGATGAATTCGACGACCTCGACGACTTGGAGCAGGAGGAGGCTGCGAGAGCACCCTCCAAGGGAAGAAAGGCAAAGGCTGAGAAACCAGCCGGTGTCTCGGCTTCCAGTCTTGCCGCCGCCGTCGGGGCAGACCCAAAGACCTTCCGTGCCTGGCTTCGTCGTCAGGTCGAGAACGGCGTTTTTCCCGAGCTTGCCAATCGGGAGGGTCGTGAGCGCTACAACTTCGGGTCTTCCATGACTTCACCTCTGGTGAAGTCCATTCAGAAGACTTGGAGTGAGCAGAGCCACGAGAAAGGCGCTGGCTTGAGGAAGGCGCACGCAACGTTAGCTGCCAAGAAGGCCGCTGCTCCGAAAGGCAAGGGCGGAGCAAAGCGGAGGCCGAAGGCGAAGACCTAAGGCCAAAGAAGTCAAGCAGGTGGCTGCCAGAATCATCCGATTCCCTTCGGCGTAACACAGCAGCCACCCGCTTGACGTTTTTCTGTGGTTCAATTAGTCTTATAGACCACGAAAGGGGTGATATGGCGGATACGTCAATCCTAGACGAGTTCATGACCACGGCTCAAGTGGCCGAGGTCTTTGGGGTTCCGGTGCGAGACGTCCAATATTACATCAAGCGTGGTCTAATTCGAGCGAGGAAGCTTGGGTACTTCTGGATGATTCATCACACCGACATTCCCAAGCACTGGCCCCCTCGGTGAGAAGTGGATCTTTTGCCCGAGATTTGGGGCAATCAGACAGGATTTGTCTTTCTGCCCTACAAGGATTCACGCTGGCACGAGGTTCCAGGACTAGAGTGGCCGACCGAAAACGGCAAGGTAGACAGCCAGATCAACTTGAACGCCGATCAATACTTTTGCCCTGTCGTGTTCAGCGAGCCGAGGCGAAGGAAGGAGAATGCTCAGCCTACGAGTTGGTTGTGGGCTGATCTAGACACCGTCGATCCAAGGCACATTGATCTCCGTCCCACAGTAGCCGTACAGTCATCCCCCGGCAGATATCAGGCGTTCTGGCGACTCAAGAGACGTATCGACCCCTCTCGACAGTCTCCTCTCAATCGTCGTCTTACCTATACGATAGGGGCAGACAAGGGGGGATGGGACTTGACACAGGTGCTTCGTGTGCCGGGCACCTACAACTTCAAACCTGAGTATGGCACAAGACAGCGAGTCAGACTTCTGTGGGGGGATGGCCCCACTTACAAGGTTTCTGAGATTGAGGAATACGTTAAGGGAGTGGAAGCCCATGTCATTGACACCGACGCAGTGGAAGTACCTCTACCCGCCGAGAGCCGAGAAAGTATCCTTAAACGAATATGGCCACGTCTTGATCGAAGGGTCAGAGTCCTCTTATCCGAGTCCGCCGAGCAGCCAATCGGCCAGAGAAGTGATCGACTATGGGAGCTTGAGTGCCGACTATTCGAGGCTGGTTTGGATTCAGGAGAGGTGTTCCTTGTCGTTCGGAACACTGTTTGGAACAAATTCACTGAACGAAGTGACGGGGATTATCAACTTTGGACCGAGGTTAAGAAGGCACATCTTTACGTGGGTCGAAGTTTGGAGGTATCCCCTGATCGTTCAACTTCACCAGACTTCCCTGGTTCCAATGATGTTGACACGCCTCTGCGAGTGCGGCCAAGAATTATTACCTATTCTGACCTGCTCGGTTCAGCTCTTACTGAACCAGAATGGCTCGTTGAGGACTGGTGGACTCTTGGGTCCCACGGCATTGTTGCTGGTTTGCCAAAGAGCTACAAGTCCCTCATCACCCTGGACCTCGCCGTTTCTTGTGCTGCTGAGGTCCCTTTCCTCGGTTTACATGAGGTCAATCCTAAAGGATGCGGACCCGTTCTTGTGGTTCAACAGGAAAATAGTCTTCCACTTCTCAGGGATCGGCTCTGGAAAATCACCAGAAGCCGGGGACTTCACAAAGGGATGGTAGAGATAGAGCAAGATTCCAGCTTCGTTGTGGTAGAGTTCCCACCAGCAATTCCGCTCATGTTCTACAACGATTTCACCTTCGATATGACTTTCCCAGAAGATAGAGAGGCAATTGAGGAGATCATTCAGCGGGAGGGCGTAAAGATGGTTATCTTTGATCCTCTCTATCTCATGATCGGAGCAGCCGATGAGAATTCTGCCCGAGATATGCGGCCCATTCTTCAATGGCTGCTGCTCCTTCGCAATCGCTATCGCTGTGCCATCGTGGTAGTTCACCATTGGGGTAAAACGCCAAGAGCTAGAGGTGGTAGAGGTCTTGGTGGAATCAAGCTATTGGGCTCTACAGTAATCTATGGATGGCTAGAAGCGGCGCTCTATCTGGAGGCGAGTAGAACAGAGGAGATGGGCTATCAGATTGTCGTGGAGAAGGAGTTTCGGGAGCGAACCTCGCCACCTCCCGTCGCCTTCAATCTTGCTATGGGGGATATAGGGGACTCTCAGTATGCATGGGTGAAGGAGGGGGCGATCAGTGATCTCATGAGGATCCTTCAACTGATAGAGCGAGTGGGTCAGAAGGGCGCTACTCTCAGGTTCCTCATGAGCGAGACAGGTTTAGGGAACAAATCCATACGAAAGGGGGTGGAAGAGTTACTAGCCAAGAATCAGATTTGGGAAAAGCGAGCGGGCAAAGAGAGGAGATTCTATGCCAGTGAGGACGAAGCCTCTGATAGTTGACAAGGCGACTGGTGAACCGAAGCATCCTTTCCCTATTCACCTCAAGGAGAACTCACTTCCTTGGCTCGTAGTTATCACTACCGAGGTGGGTCGGAGGGGGAAAAGATTCCACAGCCTGAGAGAGGCCAAGACTTTCGCCAAGCAAGTAGAAAAAGAACATGGTGGTGAGGTGAGTGTGACGGTAGTGAGTAGGTCTGTGGGCTATGGTCCCCCTCACTCTCTCGTCTCGGATGAGGTTTTGCATGAGCAGAATGCTCGGGGCCGGTATTGGTGCCCGTATTGCCGGCAATTCCGAGTTTTTGCACATAGTCGAGTATGGGGGATTGATCGGTGCGAGGTATGTGGAACCTTCATCGACGATTTCCATGTAACCAAGAACAATCCACGACTTTGGGGGCATTGACGTGGCCATAGAGGAGCAATTGACCGAGATCATTACCCTTCTCGTACAGATCAGAGGGGTCCTTAACGAGATGCATGACGATCTTCATGGTGGAACTATCCCGAAGGAAATAGAACCACCGGAGGACGAACCGGAACCGCCGGACATCCCTGACTTGGATCAGTTAGTTGAGGCCAAATTCATGGAACTTCATTCGGCAGAGTCAAGGATTCTTGAAATAACCTCTTCCTTGGAATCACCGGTCATTGATGCTGCTGGCACCTTGCCCGAAGTTCCATCCTTAAGTAGAGAGCAAATGGAGGTACTTGAGCTGGCTCAGAAAATGGGGGCTGAATACATCATTGGTCCCCAAGGGCAAGTTGTGGTAGATCGTCGTGTTCTGGATGAAGCTCAGCGCAGGCATTTGGGCGACAAGGTTACGGATGACGAAGTACCGCCCGAGGACTAAGCCATTCAACCATCAGAGAAGGGCACTCATATGGCTATGGAAGAATGGGAATGGAGGGCTTTTCTTTGAGCCGGGGACGGGGAAGACGAAGGTGGCTATCGACTTCTCGGCGGCTCTCTATCTACAGAGGGAAGCACAGAGAGTCCTCGTCCTTTCTCCTATCAATGCATTGGGCGTCTGGGAGGACCAGGTTGCGCTACATCTCCCAGAACAAATCGAACGGCAGATGGAGGTCCTCGAGGGGTCCATAGCCGAGAAAACCGCCCGAATTCAGAAGATGGTAAGCAACGGCTCAAGCAGCTTGCAGATGGTTGTAGTGAACTATGACGCCATCATCCGAAGGGACCAAGAATGGGCGATAATGGACGTACTTTCGGCGTTTGACGCTGACATATTGATACTAGACGAGAGCCACTATGTGAAGAATGCGACCGCTAAACGCTCCTTGGCTGCACATAAGCTGGGAACTAAAGCAAGGCACGTTCTTCTTCTGACTGGAACGCCAATCGGCAACAAATACCTTGACCTTTACTCTCAGTTGAAGGTGATCGACCCGATGATCTGGCGTGACCCATATAAAGGAGACGCTATGTCCTGGACAAGGTTCCGTTACATGTATGGGGTTTGGGGTGGCAGGACTGGCTATGAGCTTCGGGGCTATCAAAACCTCGATGATCTTCGGGCGAGATACAAGCCTTACGTTATGACGGTTAGGAAGCGAGCTTGTTTGGATCTTCCTAAGGAAACGGATGTCAACATTCCTGTGAAAATGAGTCAACATGCTTGGGAGGTCTACTCGATCTTCTCGGAGACTGGCTACGTTGTTCATAGGACTCACGAAATAGAGGCCCCAATAGTTCTAACCAAACTACTGAGGCTTAGGCAAATGACGGGAGGTTGGGTACATGACACATCAGGACAAATCTTGGAGTTACACCGGGATAAGCTCAACGTCTTGGGGTCCTTGCTCGCCGATCTCGAATCGGCAGAACGGAAGGTCTTGGTCTTTGCAGCGTTCGTGGCGGAGATGGAGGCTATCTGCGAACTTGCAAGAACTGATCTCCTTATCAGAGGTGGAGTCTCCGATGCTCGGCGGCGATCTGTGGTTAGGGAGTTCCAAAGGACCTTACGATCTCAGGTTTTGGTACTTCATGCTGGTTCAGCCGAGGCGCTTGACGGGTTACAATCTGTATGTTCGGACGCCATCTTTTTCTCTAAAGATCACTCCTGGATCAAGTATCAGCAATCCCGAGGTCGTTTGGTCAGGTCAGGACAAGAAGATCCTGTCACGTTTTACCATCTCACTGTTAAGGGCTCTGTCGATAACTTGGTGGATCAAGCTCTTAGGGAAAAGAAAAACTTAGAGCGCATGGTGATGGATGATCCGGACTTGATGATTGCTCCGCAGACTTCGGAATATTAGACTACTTTTTAACTCAGAAAGCGAGAGGGCTATGGGTAAGGTAATCGTTCTAGAAGGGCCAGATGGTGGGGGCAAAACCACTTTGGCTGGGGAGATTATTGAGGCATGGCGAAGCGGAAAATATCCGAAGATCGAGTCAGCTTCTGTAACGAAATCGCCAGCAGGAAGAGAGACTGGATGGAAACCCAATTACGAAACCTGGGTTGATTCCCACAGCCTCAAGAGTCGAGTAACTCACCTCGATATCCTCGATAGGACTCCTGAGATTTCGGAATTTGTCTATGGCAACGTGATGAGAGGAAAGAGTCGCCTTGATGATCCAATAGACGTATGGGCGGGGTTCGACGAGCAGGTGCTTTTGGTTTTCTGCATGGGTGAACCGAATCAAGACTCTGATAGGATGGTTATCCATCAAGATCAGTTTGGAAACAAGGTTGGTCAAGGTCACCTGTACCGAATCCGTTGGTTTTACAAGGTGATCTATCATCTCTTCCTTGGTTCCCATTATCTTCCAGAGCCAGTATGGTATGACTTCAACGGTGCACCTGCTTTTTCTCAGGAATCAGCGATGAAACGGATAGGAGAGTTTGTTAATGGTTAATATCAAGGACATTGAGCTAGATTGGGACCAGATTCACGAGAGATATGGTCAAGGAATGCATTCTATGATGGACATGCTTACAGCTATCTTTAATCGGCAGAGAGAGCTTATGGAAACTTATGGTCCCATTGAAATAGCCAATGGTGCTAGAGTTCCTAGTCCGCTACTTCATGGCAAACTTGATCTTCGCTTGATCCAGTACCGAATCAAGGATCTCATGCAGCGTACCATCGAGGAGATGATGGAAGCTGCAAATTGCCTCAAGAACAAGCCTTGGAAGAAAGACGCTCAACCAACCGACGTCGATCATTTCCAAGAGGAGATCGCCGATGCTTTCCACTTCTTTGTGGAAATGTGCATCACAGCGGGACTTGAGCCCCAGGATCTTTTCAAGCTCTACTTCCAGAAGTCAGAGGTGAATAAGTTTCGCCAAAGGAGCGGCTATTGAACCCAGTTCGAGTCGTCAGGGCTAAGACAGCCACAGACTTATGGCGAAAGACGGTGAGATGGCATCTTGCTTCTCTTTCTGTGGATCATATCTCACCCATTGCCAGCAACCTGAACGATGTTGTTCTCAGGTGTGATGGAATATTAGACTACGACTTTGATCTGGCAGAGATTTGGCTCACCGGGCAACGTTGGACAATGCTGATCCGGGATTATCTTGATCCACAGGAGACAGCCGATTTCATTAGGAGGTGTCGTGTCCTCTACAACGGAAGAGGGAGTAATGGTTCCCTTACGGAAATGGCGTTTAGGCGTAACCCTCGTCGTGCAAAAAGGCACAAGTGGGGGAACTGCCTCATTGGAGTGGTCTACCGAGGTGCCGCAGACTCTCACATTGTCCCAACTCTTACGTTCTATAGCCGAGTCTCTTACAATGCCTACATCATGGGACTCGATCTTGCAATCGGACATGTTCTCGCCCGACAAATTGCCGAGGGAAGTGGAACTGAGATTGCGTTTCAGTGGAACCTCAACGTTCTCTCGCTCCACCCGTTCAAATCTATTCCTTATATCTACACCCAACCCGATCTCTCAGCGGAGTTGGAGCAGGCGGCTTCTCGATTTCCTGATTCCGTTTTGGCGACACCTACCTGGGCTGAGATACTTAAGTGGCAGTCTCGAATTGTCGGCTATGAGGAAGCAGGGAAAACTCTTGATGAGGAGAAATACGGACCACTTAGACGAGTGAGACGCCGGTATCAGGAGTGGCAGAGAGGGGAGTTTTTGCCGTCAATTAAGGCGGAAGAGTTAACCTTCGAGAAGCTGGAGGGCTTCGAGATATGAGAACCTACGCAACGTATTGGGAAGTCGAATCGGAGATCAAGCGTGACCTCAAAGAGCTAGCTGTGGTCTATCAATCCAAGTCAGTTCAGGACATGGATGTCTCTAATGATCCTGGATACTTAACCCATGAACTGATGAACTACACCTATTCTCTGATTGAGCCCGAGAGTGCCTGGGAGGACTTGCCTGAGCATTTGGAAGAATACGTAACGTCTGAGTTTGCAGAGAGAATGGGTCCAATCCATCTAAACCCAGGTCTATCGTGGAAGGTGGATGCTGATTACTGGCAGCAGTTCCTTCATAATGGAAAGTTCTCGTATACCTACAGCGAGCGCATGGTTCCATATATCAACGCGGTGAAGGTTCTGCTTCAAGGTAACTCGGAAACGAGACAAGCTTGGTTACCAATCTGGCATCCGGACGATTTACTTTCCACAGGAGGGGACATTCGTGTTCCTTGTTCTTTAGGCTATCACCTCATGGTTCGCCAGGGTAGCCTTCATCTTCACTACGTCATGAGGTCCTGTGACTTCATCAAACATTTTCGGAAGGATGTGGTTCTTGCTGTCCTTTACCAGAATTTCTTCCGACAGCTTCTTCAGGTAAGTATGGGTTACTTTACCCATACAATCTTCAGCCTTCACGCATTCGCTAAGGATTTGGAAGGGGTGTTTTAACCATGAGCATGAAGGTCCAAGACTATCTCGATCTGGCTGCGTTTTTTGGACGATTCTCAACCTGCCATCGCAAAGCTGTTGGTGCCATCATCGTCCGTGATAAGCGGATCATTTCCCATGGTTACAACGGTGCTCCCTCTGGTATGCCCCATTGTGGTCATGAGGAACTCTACGATGATTTAACCTACTGTAGAGAGGCTGTTCATGCTGAGGTGAATGCGGTTGCCTTTGCAGCTAAATATGGAATCTCTACAGACAATACCACGATGTTTGTTACCGTTTCACCTTGTCTTTCCTGTGCTCAACTCCTCATCAATTCTGGCGTTAAGGAGGTGATCTATGCCGAAGAATACAGGGACCACGCAGGTCTCCAAATCCTTAAGAAAGCTGGAGTCCGAGTTACTGAGATTAAGAAATCCAAAGTGCAAGCTATGTCCTCTCCACAAGAAGACGACTCGGGTTTGCGTTATAGGGAACCCACCTCTGGTGATAAGATCCAAGCGTCTAGCCTTGGTGGGCGAGGCGCCGGGGTCACAGGAGGAGATCACGGGGAAATTATTTTCGGGTCCAGCTGGTCAGTATCTGGAGGAAGCTCTGAAGAAGGTAGGTCTGAAACGTGAGTGGTTCTTCGTCACCAACGTCGTCAAGTGCCGACCACAAGATAACGCTACGCCTAGTCCTTCAAACATCAAAACGTGTACGGCCAACTACCTTCTCCAAGAACTCGAAGTGGTTGCACCAAGCTATGGACTCCTTTTTGGAAACTCTGCGATCCGAGGGGTACTCGGTCGATCAGGAATCACGAAGTATAACGGTGAAGCTTTCGAGAGGAACGGCACCACCTGGGTAGCAGCCGTTCACCCGGCCGCAGTTCTTCGTAACCCACGATACGAGAGCGATTTCATGGGCGCCCTGCTAGCATTTGCAAGGCTGGTGCGTGGGGAAGAAGGCGAAGTCGTCACCCAAGCAATCCTTGTGAATAGCAAGGAGGTCTTGAGGGAGTTAGCTGACAGATTGTCGCTGGCCCATACAGCAGCCATCGACATTGAGACAGCGTCCTCTCATAGGGGTGTAGGTAGATTTCCTGGTGGGGGTTTGGCATGGTGGGACTCTAGCTACAAGCTTACCTCGATCAACTTCACCTTTGAGCCGGGAGTGGGATTCGTTCTTCCACTCTGGCATCCAGAATCTAGATGGCGTGATCCTCAAAAGGTCTTGAACGCCCTTAAACCATACATCGAAGGCGTTTCTCTGTGGATAATGCACAATGGTATGTTCGATCAGAAAGGCCTCGAGCAGTTCGGGATTCACATTCGTCAGTCCTTCGATACGATGGGGGCACAGTACGCTCTGGATGAGAACGTTCGTAAGGATCTTGGGTTTATGTCCCAGTATTACCTTGGCGCTCCACAATACAAGGGGCTTCTCGATAAGGCTGACACCACTAGAACCACTCTTGGCGATCTTGCCGAGTACGGAGCAAGGGACTCAGACTACACCAGACGACTTTACCCCATCATGAGACGGCGTTTGAGGCGTGACGGTCTAAGCGAAAGGCTGTTCTACAAGCTGTTGATGCCGGCAGCGAACGTCCTAAGCGAAATTGAATTGACTGGGCTGCCTATTCATAGGGGGAAGTTCAATGCTCGACGCATGATTGCGAAAGATCGAATGGAAGCCGAGCAGGAAAAGCTTTTCGAGGTAGCTGGTAGAGTATTCAATCCTCGATCACCGAAGCAACTCGCCGGGATTCTCTTTGATGAGCTAGACTTCCCCATACTGAAGGAAACTAAGGGGGGAGCTCCCTCCACAGATGAGGAGACCTTAGTTCGGTTGGGGGATCTGGATGACACTGGAATCGTTGATGCCATCTTGGAGTTCAGAAAGTGGCAAGGGTACCTTTCTCGCTACTTTGACAGTTGGGCAGGGCTCATGGACGATTCCGCTAGACTTCATGGCCATTTCAAACCTTTTCACACTGTTACGGGAAGGCTTTCGTGCGAGAATCCCAACCTTCAGCAAGTACCTAGAGATCCTTTCATCCGAGGGATTATTGGTGGTAGACGAGGATGGCGTATCGTTGACGCCGACTACAGCCAGATTGAATTGCGAATTGTGGCTCACTATAGCCAAGACAAATCCATGCTCCGAGCCTTCAACACAAATCGGGACATCCATACCGAGACAGCTATGGAGGTTACTGGGCTTTCGGACGGTGAGATTACTTCCGAAATCAGAAAGAAAGCCAAGGCTGTCAACTTCGGGTTTGTTTATGGGATGGGTTGGAGGAAGTTTATACAGTACGCCAGAACCAGTTACGGCGTCAATGTATCCGACCTTGAGGCGCAAGACGTCCGCCGTATATTCTTCACTACTTACCGATCTCTCGAAGCTTGGCATGAAAGACAACGTTCTGCCGCTAGACGACGGAAATGGGTGATCTCGGCTATCGGTCGTAAGAGACGGCTGTGGGATATAGTTTCCACCAACAAGCTTGTCCGAGAGGAAGCTGAGAGGCAGGCCATCAACTCACCAGTCCAGTCCTTAGCTTCGGACATGATGCTCATGAGTATGGTCAAGCTTCATGGCCAACTGGATCCAAGGGTGGCGAGAATCATCTCCACAGTCCATGACTCTATTCTGTTCGAGGTGAGAGAGGAAGCTCTAGACGATGTAGTTCCTCGAATCCTCGAAGTCATGGAGAATTTGCCGCTAAAAGATGAGTGGGACACCCTTCTGACTGTACCTATAGTAACTGACTCTAAGGTCGGTAGGTTCTGGTCAGAGGATGCAGAAGCATTTGTGCGACGGTAGTCGGACTATTAGACTAGCATCACTCGAAGCGAGCGAGGATCCAGTTGCCGATCAAGTTCTCCCAGTCCAGTATCAGGACGTTTCGACGTTGTAAGCGGCAATACTACTACCGTTATGTGCTGGGCCTTGAGTCTCGAATGCCTCCAAAGCATTTCAAGCTCGGCAACTGGCTTCATTCCTTAATGGCAGCGCATTATAGGGATGGAAACTATGAGGCCCAGCACGAAGCTCTAGTAAAGGAATGGAACAGTCTGTTCCTTGAGGAAAGGGAGATGTATGGGGACCTTCCCAATGAGGCGAAGCGACTCATGGATGCCTATCTCTATCATTGGCGTGAGGAGGAGTCTAGTTGGAAAGTGATCTGGGCTGAGGAAACGTTCGAGGTGAACTTCGAGGAAGGTGATGTTTACACCTTCAAACCAGACCTGATTGTAAAGGAAGGAAATGAATACTGGGTGGTCGATCACAAATCCACGAGCTCCATTCCCGACGCAGAGTGGAGACTATTCGACCTACAATCCACTCTCTATTCCTGGGCCCTTAGAGAGGCAGGAATTGCCGATATCAAAGGATTCATCTTCAACTACATCAGAACCAAGGAACCCACTGTACCATCAATTAACATTGATGGAGCGATCTCCAAGCGGCGAATTGATACCGATTTTCATACCCTTGCAACTTTCCTTCTGGACTACTATGCCGTAGACAGACTGAGCCAACTGCCTAAATCTTGGCAAACTCAGTTGAAAGCACTCAAGACGGCTCCATCCAAATTCTTCAAAAGATCCAGAATTACGAAGGATCAAGCTCTCATCAATCGGCAAGTGGAAGAGCTTACTTACACAGCACAGGAGATGGAAGCTTATCTAGAGATGGAGAGGGATGAGAAGTTCGATCCTTGGGTCAGGACTACAATTCCCCCATGTGAATGGGATTGTGAGTACCATGATCTCTGTCTGGTTCAGCTTTTAGGTGGCGATGGTGAATTTCTCATCCGCACCAAGTTCCAAGGGAGCCAATACGTAAAGGAGAGGGATCTTGGCAATTAGCCTTGACAAGCGAGCGAAGCGAATCCAGTTAATCCAAAAACAAGTCCGGCCTGCAACTGAAACGGCACCGTCCAGGACTCTCTACATGTTTCTGTGGGGTCGGATCAAGAGTGGTAAAACCTCATTTATCTCTACTGGGCCGAGGCCGATCAACTTCCTAGCAGAACCGGGGCACATGACAATTCGCCATGTCAGAAGTATGGATGTATTCCCCATTGATGAGCAAGGAGACTACATAGTTCCACGATGGAAAGATGCCTATGACTTTCTGTTCTATCTGCGGTACGCTGAACATGATTACCGAACTGTGGGTATTGACTCGATGAGTGGTGTGGTTGATCTTGCCATGAGATTCATCAATAAGGATGAGGAAGCTAGAGATGATGCGAGAGCCGCAGGTGTAACGGATCAAAGAACATGGGGACGGCTAGCTAGCACAGTGATAGAGTGGCTTGAGGAGCTAGAGACTGTCTGCAAGACCAGGAAGATGCATCTCATCCTTACTGCTCATGAACGGCAACCTCGTGAGGATGATGAGTTTGAAGGTTTCATTATTCCTGATATGACACCAAGTATCAGGAGAGCTATCCTTAAAAGGCCTGACATAATCGCCAGGACTTTTACTGAGGAAGAGGAAGGAGGTATGGAAGAGAGCGAGAATATCCGGTTCGGTATGACGTTTCGGGACCCTGATCTTATGGTTGGGGAAAGAGTGACGCCAATAGGTGAAGAACCCTGGTTGCCCAGGCATGCTTATGACGTGACTGTTCCGAAACTGGTGCAGATAATCGACCAAAAGAGGGGAGAAAAGGTTGGTAAAGCCAGCAAGACGGGGACGACCAAGCGGGTCGTCAGGCGGCGTAAAGCCGGGCCAAGCTAGGATCCGAGATAAGACCACAGTAGAGGTCAATCTCAAAGGGATCGAAGCTGGCCGTCGCCGCCGGGTTAGAATCCCAGAAGGGAACTACCTGGCAAGAGTCCACAGAGCAGTAGCAAAGCCTTTCAAGACTGGGAACCCTGGGGTTGAGTGGCAATTTGCTATAGCTGACGGTGGCAAGTATGACGGGCAAGTGTTCTACTACAACACCATGCTAATGCAGGAATCTCTGTGGAGCTTCCGGGCTGTGTTGCAGGCACTCGAACCTGCCGTCAAGATCAGTGACTCTGCTCAACGGATGGATCTCTCTAGACTCATCAACCGTACCTGCGCTATCGAGGTCGTAGATGGTGAGTACGAGAACAAGATCCGTTCCGAAATCAACGACGTCTTCCATCAGTCACAGCTTGAGGAGGAGGAAGAAGAATTCGAGGACGAGGAAGAGGAAGACGAGGAGGTAGAGGAGGAAGAAGAAGAAGAGGCTGAGGAAGAGTGGGAGGACGAGGAAGAGGAAGGTGAGGAGGAAGAGGAAGAAGGCGAGGAAGAGGAAATCGACCTCGAAGCCATGACTCTTGCCGACCTCAAGGAACTTGCTGATGAGGAAGGCATCAGTACGAAACCCAGTAGGGGCAAGCAGCGCCTAACTGCCAAGCAGCTTCGGGCTAGGCTTCAGGCTCACTTCGAGTCTGAGTCTGGAGAAGAAACCGAGGATATTGATCTGGACGACGAGGATCTGTAAGCTTGCAATAGCTCGTTCGCTTGTATGCGCTCAAGAGAGGGGGCTGGATTCATGAGGCAACTCTACATCCAGCCCCCAATCTTGTGGGAGAGTTCCAGTGAGTAGAGAAAAGGTACTCACCGACCAAGTCCTGAAATATCTCAGGGCTAGAGGGGGTTGGTGGGTGAAGATTCATGGGGGACCCTATCAAACTTCGGGGATCCCCGATATTGTAGGTTGCTACCGAGGTAAATTCTTAGGGCTAGAAGTCAAGCCATCTGGACGCAAGTCTGATCTCTCCCTACGTCAGCAGGTAACGCTGACTCGTATTAGAGATGCAGGGGGCATTTCCGCATTAATCTCATCGACCCAGGATGCCTTGGACGTTCTGGATGAAGTCGATAAGCTCGCTCAAGAACGACGTTAGCCGTTCGGCTTATTTCGCGATGAATTCTGTCTAGTAAACCAGGTTCCTAGACCATTCACCGTCACTGCCATGATTCCGAACCACAGGGGAGCCGCTTCCCAGAAAGCTAGAGCAGCCATTAAACCTGTAGATAGAGCTCCAAAAACCACTGCCGGTTCTCCGAAGATTAAGAGCTTAAAGAACTGGATCATGGTGCATTACCTCCTGCTAAATTTGCCGCCACAACAGCTCCTATGGCTGTTATGATGGCTGCCCAAACTCGCCATGGGATTCTTATCTGAATCTTTCCCTGACGAATGAGTGCCTTCTTCTCATCCCTTCCCCCACCAAGGAACTCGCTTCTCTTAGGGCCTACAATCACTGTGGCTATATCCTCCAGACCTGCTTCGATTACATTTACCTTTTCTGCTATCTGCGGATGATCTATGTCGATGTGGTGTTTAATTTCTCCCTGAACCTCCTCAATCTTTTGGTAGATTGCGAGATGATCTGGCGACATATGGTTTTCAGTCATCCCAAGTCCCTCAGAATGACTAGGGCAATACCTCCAAAACCTTTGCAGTTTGCTGGTGGAGCAAAAACCTTGAAACGGAAATCTTCGATCTTGGCATTGAAACCAGATCGTGCCCCAGGAATGCAGGAATCGAGGTCTTGAAAAAAAACCGCATTTCCGTCTCTCCACAGGTCCATTAACTTGTTCCGAAGGTCTACAGCATAGCCAACGAATCCAACCTCTCGACTATTCATCGTGGTCATTTTGTCATAGACCATGAGCGGTACAATGTACCTGAATCGACCCAGGTGACGGGGCTCCCCACGAATTCTCCATTCATTCATGATTGGTCTGCTAGTTGGATCGGCGATAGGTGAGTTGAGGGAAATCTTGAGATCAAATCTGGTTGCCTCTACACTCAATGGCTCAGTGAGGGAGCCAATTATTCCACTAGTTATATGAGGTGAGAGTGGGTTTTCATCTTGAGCTATTTCTAGCCCGAGAGTACCAAGACCGGTGATAAGGGCATCGAAGAACCGTATCACCTTTGTTTCGTAGGTATTGAATCTGATCTCTCCTGTGGTGAAGTAGCCACTGGCAACGTAGTTAGTTCCATGTTCTGCAAATACAGCCTTAGTAGTGCCAATCATGCTGAACACAGGACGCTTGTTGAAAATGGCAATAGAGATAACATCCCCCTGAGCAGTTGCCATAAGATCAGAGGCATACACGAGGTCTCCAAGCTGAAGTTTTCCAATCCCAGATGAAGTGCCATCGAACTTACTCCATCCGAAATACATGAAGTCGCCGTATGGATAAAGAGCCTTGACTGGTTGTGGTGTTTCCACAAGAACTGGACCAACATCCAAATCTGTGCCTGAGATAATTCCTACTCTTACACCACGACTTGTGCCAATTACTAACCCAGTTCCTCTGTAGCCTCGAATGCTTTGGATTATTTCTCCAGTTGGTGCAATCCAGACTGAGCGAGGTGCCCCAAGAGTTAGACCGGCGGCAATATCGCTAGCGTCTAATCCTATTAGGAGAATTTCAGATTGATCGCCAGAGAACCCTGAGCAGAAAATTCCTGGGCCTCCCTCTGTTATCCCGGTCCATGTCCAGTCTGAGAACATATGGGTGTAGATGGCTGCTGGTTCAGTTGTAGCTGTTCCATCGTGAGGTATGACTTGGTAAAGCTTGTTATCTTTTCCACAGAGAAGTCGTCCTTTTACGAAGCCCATTATCTCTGGATCGAGATCATTTACCAGAGTTACTGTGGGAGATCCACTCCAGTCAGCCGTCATATCCATCCTCTTGATGCCGTTGTTGCCCCCAACTTCCCAAGCCACGTAAATATAACGGCCATCTGAAACCATAGACACGACCTCCTCACCAGCTACACCAAAATCTTGGCTATTTGAGGAGGTGGGGTGATCGTCAATGTCTAGAATTTTCCAGATCGTTCCAGCCTTGGCAAGGAATAGGAATCCAGCATCTACCAGAAGATCGAAGTCCGATGGTGTTCCGCTGTCTAATTGGAAGGTACTTTTGAGAAGGGTGATCTTACCATCTTCCCAAATATCCAGACCTTTTGAGGTATCGAAGGCAAATCTAGAGGAAACTGGACCATCAAAAACCTTTTGTCCCGCTCCTTCATGCCACGAATGCTGGGCTCGGGGCCACCAATAGCTAAGGGTCTGTTCTCCAGGTTCTCCTGACTGATCTATTCTGAGATTTTCTGGTTGAATGGACTGGACCTCGTAGCTTCTGAACTCGAATGGGGACTCCTGGTCTAGAGTTGAGAGAAGGTAACCTTGACCGTCTATAGCCACATTCCAGACCGTCCCTACACCAACAACCAGAACTACTGAGGCCTTTGGAGCTATTAGCGATGATGGAAGAGGAAATGGGAGTCTTGGCATTTAGTTAGACACTATGGGCGACCAGATAGCTATGCATTTCGACCGCAGTAGTACCGACATTGGATACGTTCTGTGCCCATTGCAATTGGCAGTTACCAGCAACCCCGGCGTTGATGATGATCCCGTCAATCACAATGTGGCGCCGGGTAATGTCCGCACCGAAGGGGATTCCGGTAGTCTCCTCGACCTGAACGCTAAAGGGAAATAGAGCGTCGCTGGTATCAAGACGGACCTCCCAGCCGTGGCGAGTGACGTAGCCGGTCGGTCCTACAACGCGCATCTTGATGTCAGCCGCCGCAGGACTACTATACATCACGAAGAAGGTGAAGACCCAGACCTCGTTAGCTCCGATGGCGAAGAAAAGGTGGTCGTCGTTCTGGAAAGTGGTAGTGGAGAAGATTTCCTCGCCAGCGGTCTTGCGAACCACCACTCTTTTGCCTGCTTCTCTACCATGTTTATGGTCATTGCGGGAGAAGCCAGAACCAACACCCTCACTGGCGCTATCCCCAGGTGTCGATACTGAAGGAACTCCAGAAGTAAGAGCATCGGCTCCACCGATAGCATGACGAGTAGCGTGGTCCTCGTCATGATGATCGTTTGGCCCTATATTGATTAGGCTGTCATGATCTACTTGACCAGAACCATCAAAGCCATCATGAATGTGCAAGATATCGTGATGGTCATCCGTAGTGATATTGGTGAGGCTTGGATGAGAAACAACGCCAGATCCATCTGCTCCATCGTGAAGGTGAGTTTTTTCATGATGCTCATCCGGACCTGCATCCACAAGATCAAGGTGGGAGATCAGGGCAGAATCATCTGCTCCTGGTCCAGCGTGAGAGTGAGCAAAAATGGTGTCAAGATCCAAAGCTATTACAACATGGACAATAGCCGCATTGGCTAGGTGCTGCTTGGCAACTGTACCATCAAATGCTCTTGTGAGGCCTAGAAAGTTGGTGCCACTCTTACTTCCAACTAGAATTACCTCCTGATCGGCTGTTCCCTCATCAATCATGAGGGCAAATGGAGCCTGAGGAAATCCAGTTGCGTCTGCTACTACAAGAGAAGTATCCGAAGCGTCAATTCCGCTAACTAAGGTAGTAGCTACTGCAATGTTGGAATAATGTCTACGAGCCATAACCCGCTGTCACCACTTCCCTTACCTGTCTACGGAGCCTTGCCCTTGCATTTCTAACTGCATCAAGGAATCTGGCTTGATACCATTCACCAGTTCTTACTGCGAGGAATGGCGGAACGTCTTGGGCTCTCTGGTGTGATTGAGCAGTATCGGTCTTGGAGCGATCAATCTCTTCCGCTACCATCAAACGACTCATAGGGTAGTAGAAAAGACAGTCCTGCATATATTCAGCCACCCCCAAATCGTCCAAGATATCCGTCTCTAATTCCGCTGGTGTAAATGGCTTCCGGTACTTGATCTCTATCGTTGAAGTAGAAGGTAAAGCTACGCGGATATTCAGAACACTTCCATCTGCTTCCCAATCACTGATCCTCTTCCAATAATTGGCCCCGGAATCCACAAGAGCCCTTACCTGAAGTATTCCATCAGCGTCGGAAGGTAAATCATAGCCGATTATGGAGGTGAGGTAATCAAAGGTATCTTCACCAATGTCGTACAAGGTTGGATACATGGCGTTGAGGGCATCGTTTATCAAAACCAAGATATCGGAGCGGTAGATTCTTGGGTCAATAAAGAACTCCTCACCAACCAGATGGTTGGTTTTCGTAGTGCCAAGAATCCCTCTTAAGACCTTCACTGTTCCGCTCGTTTGGAAAGTCTCAAGAACTGCCATCATCTCGGTTCCCATCTCAATCCTAGTTCCAGGACCAAGATTTGGAAGTATCTCAGTAAAGGTTAAACTTTCCTCATCTGAGCCAATCCCAGCTTTGAGGATACCCATGGAATCACTAACTCGGAACGACTTAGCGATCCGATCAACGAGGTTCTTCACCAAAACTACCATTACCTGTCAGCTTTCGGTAGATTGGGACTTCATCACGCTCAGTATAATGGGGGTGTCCTTCCCCTGACAACGAGAACACGTAATCCGATTCCCCATAAAGGTGAGGTTTAACATGATCCACCACGAGCCCAGTATCGACCCAGACCTCGAAACCACATTTCCCCGCAGTAAGGCAAAACGCGACGTCCTCCCCTATTACGACGCCATTATGCATCCCGTGAGCGAACCACGGCATCGCATGATCTCGACCTCTTGCTTCCCAGATACCTTCCGCGACCTTTCGCTTGACAAGGAAACAAGCAGCCCCTATGGCATCGACTTGGATGAGCGTGTTGACAGGATAATCCCAAAGGGGCTGAAGGGTCGGACTACCGTCCGAGCTTTCCACTATCACCCTGATAGCTGGGATTACCCGGTTCCCATTAAAGCCTGTGGTGAAGCATAGAGCGCTAGCAATATCCTTGTTACAGGCAAGGAGACGATCTAGAACGTCCACAGGCAAAACCATATCTGTGTCTACCATCAACATGTGAGAGGCGTCAGTCTCAGTCAGCCAGACTTTGAAGATATCGTTCCGTGCTGCATCCACTTTCGGCCCTGAGTTGACGGAAATCACATAAGGGATCCTTCGCCAGTTTTTTTGGAGAAGGTTAATTAGAGAGGTATGCCAAATCGAGGAGACTTGGTAAGGATGGCAATAGCCTATGGCTATCTTACCTGACCGAGTGCGAAGTGCGTAGGTCGCTTTTTGGGTTGACGTCGGCAATCGTGGCCGGCGTTTCTTCTGGTTCCCCATAAACCATTGCCATATGAAGAAGCTCGTCCTTTTTCATGGTAAGGAGATCAGTTCGACTGGCAGTTACGATGGTATTGAGAAAATCAACAAGTTCCCTCTTGGAGAAATTTTCAATCTCACTGTAGGTTGCCATCAGTTCTCCTTAAGGCAGAAAGATGGGGGATCCTTTAGACCTGCTCGCCTCATTTCGATCCCCCATCTTCCTTACTATCACTGAAGGGCGGTGAACTTGAAGTGGGCCTTCTCGTTCTTCACCTTCATGGTCACCTCGGAAATGAGCTCCCATTGCTGGCGGTCACCAGTCTTGGCCAGAGCCTCGACGAAGAACCTATCCATCCATTCCATTGAGATGTATTGCGTCTCTAACCCGAAGGCGAATCGCAACGGTACCCAACGGTCAAGGACGATGTAGATTCGTCCGAAGTCTGAGTCGTACCAGTCGACCACGGAGCCACGCACATTGTCATCTCTAGCAAGTGCGATCTTGGAAGCATCGAAGGCCGAGATTTTCCGCTTCTGCGTCCCGCCTACCAAGAGGTAGTCTACTGAACCCCCTCTGTCGTAGGAATTCTGAAGCTGATCTAGGAGAGCAGCTTCAGCCATCGTGGTGGTCGTGGAATCCGCACCAGTGACGATGAAGAAGTCCAGACCTCCAAAGGAGCGACGCTTGGCGGAAGTGTCATCGTTTCGGGTGCCCAGAATGATGTTCCGCTCCATCTTGATGGCGTTCTCCTTGAGTCGCTTACCAATCTGGTATGCAGCCTCAGAAGCAACCCCATACTTCGCTGCCCGTTCCTCAGTACGGGTGACCTCGACTTCGTCCTGGAAAATCTGAGTGATGTTGAACGGCTGAGTCCGTTGGAAGTTGATCCCGGAAACCGGATCAGACCCTTCCGCAGGCAACATGCCCAGAATCAGGACGGTGGCGGCGTTGGAGTGTTGAGCGGCTGCGGGAGTACCCCACGAACGCTCGACCTCCAGAGTGTCCGCAGTTGTCCCATACTGCGTAACCCTCATGTATTCGTCGTCGATACGGATAAGGTCGTTGGTCTTGAAGTACGTTCGGTTGACGACTGTGATGTAGGTATCGGCAGTGACTGCCGTTGCACCCAGGGAATCAGAGCCAGGAACCAGTTCGTCTTCCAACCACTCGACCTTGACTGTATCAGTTCCACCAGAGCCGAGGACAGAGCGTCTCTCCGCACCATAGGTCCCCAAGAGGGGAACGTCGAAGGGAGAGATCATGAAGATGGCATCCTCCACGTTGAGCTTCTTTCCTACGGTTGAATCGTAGGACGTTCGAGTCCCAACTTGAACGGCCACTTACTGCTCCTTAGTACCCAATCCGAATTGGGCCTTGACCATAGTCCCGTGAGTCAAATCGCTCTTTCATCTTGAGAGGAGCACCATCCTTATCGAGATAGGAAATCCCTCTCTCGTCAGTTCGGTTCCCTCTTTCGAAGGAGTTTTTGTTCCCACTAGGCGGAGTGTCTCTGTTCGTCACTCCGTTCGAGTACGACTGAGCCCTATTCGTAGACAGGATCTTGCAGTGGTAGCACCCCTCGACGTATTCGGGATGAGTGTCCCTGTGATGGGCCAATCAGCCTTCCCCCTCGACTGGTGCTTGAGCGGTGAAAAGAGCTTCGATGCCCTCTCCCATGGCATAGTCCTGAGTCTTGCCAGACTTCCTTGCCGCCTCGTGGGCATCGAACATCTGCTCATGAGGTTCCTTGGGAGCTTCGGAGGGTACTACCCCACCAGAGCTTCCAATGGCAGCCCCTACTAGCTCAGTTACCTTCACCGTTGTTTCCTTCTGCTTCCTGATCGCCGACAGAGCTTGCTCGTACTCCTCTACGGTCTCGAATCCCGCATCGGTCGCAGCCTGCTGCCTCAACTTGAGAACCGCAGTCTGCTTGGCTTCTGCTTTACTCTTGACAAGTTCCGTCGTGATTCCTTCGGGTGGGACTTCTCCCAGGTCCTCTAGAGAGACACTGTAGCTCCGCAACTCCTCAGGTAATGCTGCCACAGCCTCCTGAAGTCTTTGCTGCTTCACCAATGGTGCCCATTCTTGGAGCTTCTTGCTGGAAGTTTCGGCCTGATCTCTGAGATTGCTGCCGCTATACTTCTCCTTGAGTTCAACGGCTGCTTCAGCATCCCCGGCCAAAGCCTTATCAACTAGCTCCTCGTACTCACTGGCCATCTTGTCAACTCTCCCTTCTCCGCTTTCGAGGTCGGGAAACTCTCGAAAGGACTTGGTAGAACTCTATCAAAAAGTCCGGCGAAGGTCAACTAGATCGAGTAGCCCGCCCGTTCGAGATTGTCTGGCTGTAGGACCTTGGAATGCGGCCAAAGACGTTTCAAAGATCCTTCGTCTTTGACCAAGAATCTCAGGATCCTCGTGGAAGAACAGTTGTTCCAAGTCCTCTTGAGATAATGGTGAAAAACGATGAATCTTGGCAAGCTGTTCCAGGAGAGGTTGCTCCCGAGCAATGTCGGCGAATCCAGTGCGGGCAATTTGCCCCGTTACACCGCTCTTGGCAAGGAGCTCGGCCCTGGTTCTAGTGATATTGAGGCCATATCTTAGAGCTTCCGCCCCCACCATTGTGGTCATGAGTTGCTGCTCAATCTCCTGACTACCACGATCAGTGTCGAGGAAGTAGAGAAGCAAGGCATTTGGCGTTGGCTCAACTCCATAGAACAAACGGAAGGCCTCACCAACTACTGGTGCAGCATCCACAACAGCAGCGTACCCTTCATCTAGTCTACGGCTAATTTCCAAAGGCGAAACATCTGTGCCGATGAATCCAGCCGCTAGACTGTTCCATTCTGTGGGGGAAGTACCAAAAAATGACCAAACACCATAGTCCCGTAGCAGATTTCGATACTGGTCCTGGATGGCCATATACTCTCGCTCGGTAATGGCGCCGAGACCTTTAGCCCGACGAAGCTCCATACCACCAAAACGGGTCTTGTATACATCGGTCTGTCTAACCTGTTCAGCAATAGCGGCAGGTGGTACGTCAGAAATGACCAGATCGACAATGAGGTTATAGATATCCGGCCCTAGCTCCTGCAACCAAGGGAAGTCTGCCAGTACCTCTTCTATCGCATTGAAGTCAGCCATTATGCGATGTATCCAAACTGTCTGCCCAGACCTACTACGGCATTATTTAACTCGTTACGGAGAGTTGAAGTCCGAAGAAATCTAGGGTCCTTCCTGATAGTTGTCACGGCGTCCTGTCCCTGGTACCCCTGTGTAAGCAAGGTATTGAGCAAGGAGTCACCATCATCAAGCGAGGATAATTCAAGAAGGCTTTGCATGAGTCCTTTTGTGGGAGCAGCCCAGTCCTGCCAAGGTACATCAATAGGCTTAACTGTCCATCGCCCCTGAGCGATAGCCTTCAAGCGAGTTTCTAGATCAGCTTCACTCTGTTCCTTCATGAATATCCGATTGCCCCATTCTTCAGAGAAACCGTTAGGCATGGGAGC